CCTCATACGCAAACTTTCAGGTCGTCATCAAAGATTCGTCGGGTCAACCGTCTAGACTCTACGGATCTAACTCAAATCTACTCACCGACAACGGTCAGTATGTTCTTACTTCTTCAGGAGTCTTGTCTGTATACATAGACGACTCTAAACCATACAACGTTCGTTTGATAGATCCTGTCCAAGGTATCACTGTAGTAAACGAATTCAATGTAGACGCAGGTATATCTACGAATGCAAACCTGGATCTTGGCTCCGGACAAACAGTAAATAATTTTGGCACCCCGGTGTCAGGGGGTGGGAGTTCCTACCCGTACGCCAGCGGGGTGTCGATCCCTGGCGCCGTGCAGCCTGCCGCACTGTCGGTGGCGAAGGCGAAAAAGGCCGTTGTCAAGGCTGGCACCGGGTCGATGAAAACGCTGTTTCTGGGCGACTCGACATTTGCCGGCTCCTATGGCCCTGGTGCGGGCGGCATCGTCGGTGCGCGGCTGTACTGTATGGCGCAGCAAGTGGCAAATGTGATTGGCCGGCAGGACCTGCCGGCATTCAGCGAAAACTTTTTCGGCGATGCGGGCGCGGGGGATATTGCATCCACGGTGGCTGCGTACAACCCACTGGTGGTGTTGGGAAGCGGCTGGGCCAGCGATGTGACGATCACGACGCTCGGCGGGCGGCCAATTTCCAGCACCACCGCGAGCACTGCCCTGACCTACAACGGCTGGTCCGATGTCGATACGTTTGACATCTACTACCGCGTGCAATCCGGTGGAGCGGCATTTGTGCTGTCCCGTACCGGTGACGCGTCATCGGGCAGCATCAGCTCAGCCGGCGCTGAGGGTGTGGCAAAGGTGACGTTCACGGGCCTGCTCGGCGTGGCCGCGCTGACGATCACCCACGATGCGACGACGAACCCCCTACACATCCTGGGTATCGACGCTTACAACAGCACAATCCCGCAGGTGCGCTGCATCAGCGGGGCCTACGCTGGGTCGAAAGTCAGCCACTGGGCCGATGCCTCGCAACCGTACAGCGCCCGCAGCATGACCACGCTGCTGGCCCCGGACTTGACCATCATCAGCCCCGGTATCAATGACTGGGCACAGGCCACCACACTGGGGAATTCAGCCACCGCTGGCACATTTTTGGGTGATCTGCAGTTGGTCATGCAGTCGGGGTTCCCGAGCTACCGCACGTACAACGCTAACACCACGCGAGCCAAGCAAAAAACCTACGTGGATGCCATGCGGACTCTGGCAGCCAGCAATTCGATTCCGTTTCAAGAGACTTGGAATAAATGGGGCCTGCAAGAGACAAACCCGCTCTGGTACTACAACACGCTGCACCCTGGGGCAGTTGGTATCCGTCACGCGGCGGAGACGCTGGGCTACATCTTCGGCGCCATCGCCTGATTCCCCATCCCCTGCCGGTGGGGATGGGTTTTTCGTTGTCAGATTTTGCAGATTGGGTCCAACCCCTAACCAAGGTGTTTATTAACTTCTAATAGTGGCGTAAAGTTAGGGTGTGCCAACTACACACCTTAACTTACCATGAAAAAGAAGCAAATCAAGCAACTGTTGAAGGTTGCAAAGCAGTCTATACATCAACCGGAAAAGGTTGACACCACTACGATCAAAGAGTGGTCGTCTACTTACGAGGCTATAATCCGGAGTCGTGACTACAAACGATCTACAGTCAACAACAAAATCGCAAATCTGAACCACGTTCGTCGTATCTGGGGCCAACACCCAGTAGCTACTCTTCGACCGTTTGAAATCACGCAAGGTCTTAAGGAGTTTACTGACAAGCATTCGTCAACAGGTGTTCGTGTTCTTAGTGAACTCAAAGACTTCTATTCTGAAGCTATAGCAAATGGTCTGGTGGATACGAATCCAGCTACTTCTGCAAAGCATCCAAAGAGCAAGGTAAAGCGTAAACGTATTACCTTTGAGAACTTTCTACGCATGCTGGAAGTTAGCAGACAGCCTAACAGCCAACCATGGCTGGAATGCCTACTGTTACTGGCACTAGTTACAGGTCAACGAAGAGCAGACCTAGCAAAGATGTCATTTGATGATATCGTACAAAATGAAACTGGTGACTGGTTCTTACGTATAGAACAGCAGAAACAAGCTGGTAAAGGTTATGGTGCAAGAGTGGAGATACCTATATTGCTGCGTCTTGATACTCTGAACATGTCAGTCAAGGAAGTGCTTAAACTCTGCAAGAAGACTAACCCTTACGAACCAATCCTACTACGCAAACACAATGGTCAACCATTAGAGCTGTCTTCATTGAGTACACGCTTCCATGAATGCATAGTGGAAGCTCTTGGCGAAGACGCTTACGAGCCACGCACTTGGCCGAGTTTACACGAAGTCCGATCATTGTCTGCCCGTCTGTATTACGAGCAGGGTGTAGATGTCCAAACATTGCTAGGTCATAAACATGCTGAGATGACTGAAATCTACAAGGATGATAGAGGTCTTTCTGCTGATCAATGGAAACGAGTAAACCTATCAACCAAACCAGCTTTACTAGAAATACACAACGAGGCAACCCATAAACATGGCCTTCGGTCTTGACTCACTAAGTACAGCCAAATCTATATTGGGACCGAAGCTAGGATCGAGGCTCACGAGGCCTCTTTCCAACTTCAATCAGCTAACGTCCCGTGTAAAATCCTTATCTACTATCTTCACCGGAATTCCGGGGTCTGACCTACAGTCTAATGTTGACGAACAGAATTCCAACGAGTTCACACGTCAGAACACCTTAGAAGCTATACAGTCCAGAGAAGACCCCCAACTATCTGTTGACTGGGTAGCGTACATAGTAGATAACTCAAATGATCTAAACCTACCCTGGTTCTACATAGACACTCTTCAACTACCCTCACTAACTATAGAAGCCTCACCAATCTTTCGCAACGGACGGACACATTTTTATGCAGGGTCTGCTGCCATCTCGCAGATGACTCTTGGCCTGTACACAGACATTTCTGGTAAGTCCTTGTCAGCCGTGTCCTCATGGGCGGCGCAGGTATACGACGCTAAGCACGGAACCTATCAAGTCCCAGCGGCTTACAAAAAGACTATCAAGGTCTGGCTGTACGATGCTCGTCGTCGTGTGGTCTGTGAGTTTGCTTATTATGGTTGCTGGCCTACATCCTACAACGGATACAATCTAGAAGCCACTGGATCTACACCTTTGCTCACAACTCTTGAACTATCCGTAGACTCAATGTCCATCAACACAATAGACGCTGACGGATTTACTACTGCCGGAGCAGCTGGGGTTAGTGATTCGATCAATAATCCTCTGGCATCTATCGTGCAAGGTGGTTTCAACAAAGTATCTGAAACCGTCAATCGGTTCAGGTTCTGACCGCAGCCTGTCCAGCGGCTACTAATAGCTGGCGCGTTTCACCATACTTCGCCCTAGAGGCTTGACCAATGACCAATCCAAACACACCCATCACACCTGATGTAGTGCTAGGGGATACCATCTCCAAGCAGACATTCAAGCTACCACAACGTGCGCAGCCACCGCTTGATTCTAGAGCGGCTTCGGCTCCGTTCGTTCCTCCACAGAATACCTCTACCACGCAAGCCAGACAGCGGCCGCGCGTTCAGCTTGAGGAAGTCGACGAACAGTCTACTCAACAAGAACGTGTGCATACTCAACACCAGAACACTCAAACACGATTTGCTGCTCCGGCTATCAATAGTCAGACTGTACACTTGGATGGCCAACAGCCACAAGCTGAACTGAGCCCGGAGTTCCAGTCTGTCGACCTACCGTCCAACTTCTTCTTCTATCCGTTCAAGCAGTTGTCTGTCAAGCCTGTACTTGGTATTCATCAGGCTAAGTTCAACGCTGCCTACAAGTCCTCGTCACTGAAGATGACTACAGAGACGATCTCCTCGCTTCTTAGCGATAACGTATCAGCGTTTGATCTAACAGTAAACGACTTCTACTACATACTGTACTACCTACGCATCAACTGTTACTCCAAGGTACCTTATTCACACCGTTGGACCTGTAACAACGCAAGTCATGTGCTCGCTGTGTCTGAAGGAAAGAAGCACAAGGACACTCTGAAGAACATGGACATTGTCAGCCGAACAACTCTGAAGGAAACGCTGTTCAAACCTGAACCTCTTCAAGAGCTTGATCTGTCTGGTATCTATGATCTAGGATACGACGTGGGGCCTCCTCTACAGCGTGATGCCGTCGCCTTGTCTGAGTTCTTTGACCGACCAGACTATATGGAGATCGAGTATCTGTCTGACTTTGCGTCTTGCCTGCGTCTCCCCAATAATCCGCAATCCACACTGGCCGAACGTATTCAGATAGTGGGCAATCTACCACCTGATGCGCTCAGCATTCTAGACAAGTTCCTAAAGGCCTCGACAGACTACGGTGTGGACGAGCTCATCAACGTGAAATGCAAGGAGTGTGGCGCGGAGATGACTTCATCAGTCGAAATCTCTGCGTCCGCCTTTTCTGGGTAGTATTGTAGATCAGCAGTACCTGTACAACTTGGCTGCCTTCGTGGCTGAAGAGTTTCATGTACTACCTGATATACAGTACTCACCAATGCGCTACCTGATGTTTCTACAGTCTGCTGCCTCAGCCTCCAGAGAACGAAAGAACAAGGCTATCGAAGATGCTAATGCGGCAGCGTCTCGCCGTTGATGTACAAGTAGTACAATGGATACAACTACCAAGGAAACGAACATGGCTCAGCTATCAAGCATTCTCAGGTCAGGTGAAGACGGCAGACTCATGTTCCGTTGTCCTGGTTGCAACGAGATACACACCATACAACATGGAGTAGGTATAGGACCACGTTGGACTTGGAACGGAGATGTCAACTACCCTACGTTCTCTCCTTCTATACTCGTTACAGGCATGTTACCCATGACGGAGGAACAACACGAAGCTTACGAACTAGGCTACGGACTACCAGAACCCATACCTATGCGCTGTCATAGTTTTGTGGCTGACGGAAAGATACAGTTTCTCACTGACTGCACCCATGCTTTGGCAGGTTCAACCGTGGAATTGCCGCCGTGGGTCACAACCTCCACCACAGATCTAAATACACTGACAGATAGTGAGCCTGGCTAGACTAAAAACGGTTCCCTAGGCATTTGCCCTGACGGGCAGTTTGCCTCCTCAAATAGAGGTAAATGAGTCTGTTTTGTGAGTTGTAAATAGTGATCCAATTTAGACGTATTTGTCCATAGCAAGGAATTGATAATGGCTACGAACAACAAGAACGAACAGAGTAGAATATGGTCCGATCTGTTGAAGGACTTGTTGAAGGCCAGTTCACTACCTTCAGCTAAGACCATCAAGGATCAGTTAGATTCAGGTATCAAGGTGGCTGTCAGTATGAAGACTGACCCATCTATGATACAGCAGTTGCAGAAGGCGGCAAACACAATAGGCAAGAAGTTGACCGACAGCACGTTTGACATGCTGGATGGAGACTTCCGTCGTAAGCTTATCAAGGATATTGAAAAGGCTCAGGACAAGTTCCATGGACGTTCCCTGTCCTCAGGTTCAGCCTTTGGATTGAACGCTAAGAAAGCCAGAGACCAGCAGGTAGAAGAATTAGGTGACGAGATAGAAGATCGTCAACGCAAGTTAGCGGTAGAGATAGCTAACCCTAACTCTACTATGGCAAAGAAGATAGCTAGGTTCCAACGTAACAAGGAACGAGCTAACATAAAAGAGTTTGGTAAGGAGGTGGAGAAGAACTTCAAGCTGAACGAGAAGACCCTTTCCTCGCAACTGTTAGAAGTGATGGAGGAGTTGGAAACGAATCCAGAGAGCGAAGGATTGAAGGCTCTGAAGGCGGACTTACAGGTAGGCTTGCGAGCTCTGAAACGTGGGGATTACAAAGAGCTCAAGTCTATCAACAAGAAACTAGATGCTGTTGAAGATACCTACGACCTATCGCGAGATTTCTCCAAACGAATGGAGGACATCAAGGACGTCGTTGAATTCAATCAAGAAAAGTGGGCACGCAGACTAGACAAGGTCCAAGACTTTGCCTTGGGGTTAGCTGACCGTGTAGGTGGGCGCCACTTCAATCTTGGTAACGCTTTTCGTGCTGTGGGTATGGGTGTACGTGGAGTGAAGTCTGTATCAAGATTCACAGAGCGTAACGCTTTACGAGCAGGACACGGTGTCAGTAACGGAGTCAGCTCAGCGCTGTCTGGAATAAGTACAGCTGTTCAACACGCAGTGAGGTTTCAACAGGAAGGTGGATTTGGTATAGTTCCACATCTGAAGAACGCTCTTGGATTCAACAAGGACCAGAGCCGTGTTGAAGAAGCCAAACAAGAAGGCTTCATGAAGAGACAGGTTCGCGCCCTAGAGAAGATAGCCAAAGGTGGCGAAGACAGTGACTCAGGCTTTCTGGGCAAGATAGGTATGCTGGCTGGGTTCCTGGGTACAGCCATCGCAGGCTACATGAATGGACTTCCAGCCAAGATACTCGCAGGAGTGGGTAATATGATTGGTCCAATCACTAGTATACTCAGCAAAGTAGCCAGCAAGCTTGGATTGTCCGCCGTGGCCGTGGCTGCAGATGTAGCGGTACAGGCTCTGGGCAACAACATCGTCAAGAACAGTGAAGCTGGTAGTGGTAAGAGAGCTTTGGGAATAGGTACCAAGGTATTGGGTCACGCTGCCACTGTAGCTTTTCTAGGTGGTCAACTTGGCAGTGTGGTTCCTGGTGTAGGGACTGCTATCGGAGCGACTGTAGGTGGAGTACTGGGAGCTGGATACGGACTATATGAAAATTCGGGGTCTATCCAGGACTGGTGGAAGGATAGTGGTGCTAAGGGATCACTGAATCAAAACTTTGCGAAGGGTAGCAGTCGTTGGTCCTATGGAAAAACACCAGGACAGAGTTTTGCTTTAGGTGATACTACTCGTATGATGATGGGTAATGCTCCTGGACTATCAGGTGGAGACACAGGCTTCGGTTCAACTGGTCAGTTCTACACCCCGAACACGATTGGTTCACCTATGTCCACATACTCAGCTACACCGGGTCCTGTGTTAGCACAAGCAGCTGTCAGGTCCGGATCCAGTATACCAATGCCGATGCAGTTTCAGGAACCGAAGGTGCTGTCTTCAATTGTGGCGGCTGGTCAATCAAAGACGTCTACAGCAAAGGTTGGTGGGGGAGGTGTGATGTCTGCTAATCAACAGCTGAGCCTGAACAGCATTCCTCAGTTCTCGTACAACGACCCTTCGTTCTTCATGTTGAACATAGGGGCTATACAGTGAGTTGCTGCACAGTGAGTTGCTGCACAATGAGCTGCTACAGAGAAAAGACAGTATGAGCTCGATGCAACAGCACAGATCGTTCTATCTACTACCAGAAGGTGTAGTACAGGAGCTGGCTGATCGTCATGGAGTGAAGATAGACGACTACCCACTACGGATATCCAAGTATGCAAAGGTAGCCATTGGAGTTTCGGTGGCTACCGCTGCTGCCTATTTGGCAAAGTCTTTCTTCTCCGGGACACAGACGGACAATCCAGGCGTAGTGCCTGAACAGCCGGATATTCCAGGCTCAGTAGACAAAGGCATACAAGCACCTCAGAAGGGTTCTTGGCTTGAGGAACACGTACCATTCCTCAAGAAGTTTACCCAGTCAAAACCTGCTGAAGCTATACAAGCACCAGCACCTACAGCAAACATACCTGCTGATCTGAAGCAGTATAGTTTAGCAAAGGCGAACGCAGTTGAAAGAGAGAAGTTTGACTTCGGACCTAATTACACAAAGCTGAGTACAGAAGGTAGATACACAAAAGAAGAAGCCGACACTATTTATACTCTGAAGAAATCAGGTACAAATACGTCGGCTTCTCTTGTATCTGGGCCTGATCCAAAGATAGTCCAGATGATACGTAGCATGGCCTTGAAATATGGGTTGGACCCAGAGGAGTTCCTGCAGACTGCTCTATACGAAAGTGGTGGCAACCCCTACGCTGTCTCAGCTACAGGTGCTATTGGCTTGTTCCAGTTCGTGGGCAGAACGGCTTCGGCAGTAGGGATAACCAATCGCTTCGATCCTGTACAGAATGCTGAAGGAGCAGCAATACTTACTCTGCAGAACTCAAAGATGGCAGGTACACAGGACGCAACTACTCTGTACATATTCCATCAGTTGGGTCCAGCCGCAGCTAAGGAAGTCCTGTCCGCTAGGCAAGACAAGAAGATTGCCAAGCTGTCTAGTAGAGCACGGTCGGCTCTGGCTAGAAACGCAGGTGGTAATCAAGAAACAGTAGGTGACTACCTTTCGTTCACGGAACAAAACCTGAACAGAAAGTACCAGAAGTATATACAGGCTGAAGCAAAGGCAAACAGAGTAGCTGCGACTAAGCCTATACCACAGAGCTTCGAACCACCAAAGAGAACAGTAGCAGTAGAGGTACCTGCTGAAGCTACCCACTCAGTTGGTTACTCAATGGAATCTGGTGTGCAGCCTCAACAGTCCGGACAGCAACCTCAGCGAGTGTACAAGACCAAGCAGGGTTTGCTAGTAGCTGCAAATTAACAAAGGAAGAACATGTCCGCATGGCAATTTACCACAGATGGCACTCCGTCCATAGACCCAAACTACAAGTGCATCATTACTTGTAACGACAAGAACATCAACATAGTAGCCAGCCTCCCTCAGAGCTTTAGCTTGGACGCAAACGCAGCCTACGAGGAACCATACGCACAAACCCTGAACAACCTGGGAGGCTCAGGACTGAGCGCCTGGACAAAACCTTTTGGTATGCAACTGGCTACGCAGGCCTTGTCTGTGCAGGTATGGCAAGGAACTTCGGAGATGTCCTTCTCCTTACCCTTGGTATTCCAGGTAGAGAACTCAGGCGCGGATGTAATCAGTCCCTTGTCTCAGCTGTACAGACTCATCCTTCCTGAAGAACGCACGGACAACGGCTTGCTACAATCTCCAGGTCCGTACGTGGATGCTAAGCGCTTTCTAGCGCAAATATCCTCAGATGAGTCAAAGTCTAAACTCAGCGAGTCAAAGAATGGTCTCATTAGCACAGCCAAGCAGACAGTAGACTCAGCAGCTAATGGAAACATCTACGACGCAGGCTCTACGGCTGTGAGTGGTGGAGTAAAGTCTTCTAGCCAGGCTCTAGGTGTAATATCCAAGGCCATCAAAGCTAGCTTAGTGAACAGGGTTAGCTTGAGCGTTGGCAAGTATATGAACTTCCCAGATGTGGTGGTAACTTCTGTCTCTCAAACCGCACACACTAGACCGCTAGACACAGGGGAATTCTCTCAGATAGAAGTAACTGTAGGCTTCAAAACTCTGTACACACCAACTCAGTCTGATATACAGGGCATGTTCGTTGGAAGAGAAAGCGCAGCAGCTCCTCAAGTATCTTCGGCTACCAAACCTCAAGCCGGATCAGGCAGTCAGTAAACAGAAAGGTAAGAGATGTCCACAGGTAACCGCTTCAACTCAGTCAATTTCTTTCTGCCACTAGACGATACTCAGAACGACATATGGAACAGCACAGCAAAGGATCTCCGCTTTGCTGTTCCCGTATCTCAGCTGGTTACTATAGGAATGGAGTACGAGAACAACGCTCCAGGCTTAGCACACACCTACCTAGGTGATGTAACTCTCTGGTGGGTGATCCTGGAGTTCAATGGACTGTCAGACGCCATGACAGACCTGACACCAGGGCTACAGATACGCATACCTGACCGGAAGTCTTTGATAGCGTATCTGGAGAGGGATCTTACACCCACCAGCTCAGAGACTACCCTTACTATTTGAGGGTTACTCTCCCAATAGATTCCTAGCAACAGACACAGACGATAGTTGCTGCATGGCATTCTTCTTTAGCAAAATGGCCCTCTGCGCAGCTTCCAACATAATACTTGGTCGTAGTTTGTACTGAGTGCTACCAGACAACATGTTCTGTCTATCCTCTTCTTCCAAAGCCAAATATTCCTTTCTGGTCAAGGTTGCAGACACCAGATTAGACCATAGAGCAGATGCCTCCAGATAAGATATTCTAGTAACGTCTAGACCCTTTTCACGTAGAAACTTATATGTGTCCGCTACTTCAGCTCGTGAGAGTGTTCCTTTGAATATAGTCTTAGCTGCTTGGTTCTTACCTGGTAGATGTATCTCCTCACATTCTCTCCAAGCAGACAACACTATACTCTCAGCAGAGTCTGGTGCTTGACCCGCAGTCTCCATTAACTTATCAGGGTTCCGTGGAAACACCAACCAGTCGAAGTGAAGATCTTTCATGGCTGCCACTACTAGTCTAGCACGTTTCTGTTCAAAGATGTCCAGAGTAGAAAAGGCTTTCCTAAGGAAACCTGACTGCAAGGTCTTTATCTGATCGAGGTCTTTTACACCATCCATAGCTATCTTACGGAACGAGGCTACTTCGTTGAAAGCAGTAGGCGTAGTCTGTAGTTCAATACGAATACGCTTCATTATGTCGTAGTACACGCCTGGATGTCCTAACAATACTCTGTTACCCAGATCTCCACTTGCTTTTATTTCACGCAGCTTGTCATATAGGGATAGTCTATATAGCCTCTGATCATCGTATTTAGACTTACACTTAATGAAGGCAACTGATTCATAGAAATCACCTTCGTCTGTCTGCTTCTTGTATGAGGAGAATATAGCATTGGCGAACTCACGGATGCTAAGTGTTATCCTGTCCCTCAGATCTGAACTGCTTAGCCCGATAACCTTCCTCATACCACCCATGGCGTCTAGCATTTGCATACACATTTGTGCGCTCTTCTCCCCGTTGAACTTCCCAGAGTAGGTGGTGATGTGTAGTTCACGGTAGTAAATGTTCTCGTCTGCTAGTTGTTTCAATATGGTCTTGCGACCTACCCAGCCACTCGGTAGTTCTTTATCCAAAAGCTTCACCAATATCTTAAATGGTAGCTCAATTATATCAGCTGGCAGTAGTTCAAAGCTTATTCCTAGTAAGGATGGTGATGATACATTTGGTGAGTATATGTTCTGACCTGTTAGCACACGAGTAGGATTCCACGAGGCGTTCAGGTAGCATCCACGGGCTCCTTCGTTTGCTATTGAGTATTGGATTTTACCTTCACCAACTTCTACGTCGAACCTAAACTTCTTGCTTTCTTTGTCACCCATTATTGTCGTCTGAGCTTTGCAACTGCCTATATTACCTTTCTCAAGATATACAGATAGCAGAGCCTTTAACGCTTCTAACACCTTCTCCGATGCTTTCACCGAGCCTGTGTTCTCACCGCCTTCTGAGCTTCCTGATATGGACTTATCCACGAAGGTCTTTGTTTGTGGTTCTTCCTTGTCATACTTTATAACTGCTTTGTTTATCATTGAGTTTCCTGTTTGTTAGCTGTGTATTAAATTGTTCAAGCAAGTGGTTATTGCTTATACGCACATTGGGTGGCCCGTGTCGGACTGCTACCGCTTGCTCCGACCAGCGGTTGTGGTCTTTAATATGTGCATAGTAGCTAAAACACTTCTAATTGGTAGGGTTGTCGTTTTATTAGGCTGGGTAGGGCCGTCATATATGGTCTTTACCCCATATGTTATAAGGGGGGCCTAAGCTGCCTTCACAGTTATCCACCCTTCATTCGTTCCTCTAGAGTACAGTCATGGCCTACGAAATACAAGACAAAATAAGCGTACTTATATCCTTCAACGGAAAAGAGTTCCCCTTCGACAGGGTAAACACGTTTGGTCACTTGCACATAAGCTCCTCGTGCAAACTGGCCGTGCCCATGTTAACCCTGGCCCTAACCGACAACATCAGCTTTCTGTCTACAAATGGATCCTTAGCAGACGGGTCTAAAATATCCATCAAAATACGGTCTTCCAGCGAGAGTACTCAATCTGACGTTTTTGAGTTCCGCCTAAACTCCTTTGTGTCGAACATCACACCTACTGGCAGGTCTTACACAATAGATGCTTATTTGGATGTTGTAAATTACTGGCACTCCTCGTCCACAACTTCGTTCCTGGGCTCCAGCTACGATTGCTTAGCCAACCTGGCGACCAACTGCAACCTGACGTTCAAAGGCGACTACACTTCTGATACTCAACGCTGGATCTGCCGTAACCTTCCTAATTTCGAGTGGGCTAGGCAGATAGCTGAACGTGGCTACAGGTCTGAAACTAGTTGCATGCAACTGGCCTTAACCGCTAGCAAGCAGCTACTGTACAGAGACATAACTACTCTGTCAGCACCTACTACCAAAATCTCTCTTATTCAGGATCAAGCTGGCTTTATCACGGCCACAGACTATGCACCTGTAACTAGCTCTGGTAGTTCAAACCACATGTCAGGTTACTTTTCCAAGCTGATAAAGCAGAACTCCAGTGTAGCACCTTACAATTCTAGCTTGTCCAAGGTGAATCTGACCAACACCTCGGCTAAACGCTCCTTGCAGGTGAATGCAGACATACACAACGGGCTGAATTCGGGCAACACCCGCTTTAGTCCCATAAACGTAGGTAATGTACACGATACCTTTGAGGATGCTCGTTATCAGAACAGACGTATAGGTGCTCTGTACTCGGCTAAGGTAAGCGTGCTGCTGAAGGACAGATCTGGTTTGGATCCTCTGGATCCTGTATCCCTATACGCAGACATAAACTCCTACGAAAACGTATACTCTGGAGACTACGTGGTTATCTCCAAGGCTGTGGTGATTAGAGGTTCTGACTACGTGGAGAAACTAGAGATTGCCCGTAAGGAGATGAACCAGTCTCAACCTACCTCTGTCAGTAATCAAGGCTGAAAGGCTGCTCAGGGTTAAGTGCTCCTGTCTCTAGGTTGAAGACTACGTGATTTAGATCTGTTTTATCTATGAGTAGGTTTGATCTGTTTCTGGAGGTTTAAGCGGATGGGTTAGGTTTGAGCCTGTCCGAGTTGTGAGTTCAACCAGCGAGTGTATTTGACGGACAAACCTGGACCCTGGCTAGACTAAAAACGGGTCTGTGGGTGTTTGGCTGGGGAAGGGTTTTGATGGACGGAAATGGAGTGTTTGAGGAGGTTTGTCTGTGGTGTAGGGGAAGGTGTTAAAAAGTTGGTAGGGTAAACTTTTTAGCACTTTATACCAGGAGGTTAGGCTAACAGCCTTAGACGTCTACTCATAACATATAGGGGAACACGGCTAGGATAACTGCTAGGTGGGTTTAAACTAACTACACTAACTACACTAACTAGTAGCTAACCTATAGGTTGAATAGACAAGACTCTAACTGACCTGAACAGTTGTCCCTACAAGCTAGGTGGACACCACCAGGAACACGGCTGTTGTGTGTGTAGCGAAGCTACTGTGTTCAGCCAATAACTCCTGGGTTAGTCTTAGTTTGCATGCTCTGTGCTAAACCCCCCATGAAAGCCGGGGGGGTAAAACACAAGCTCGCGGCGCAGCCGCACTTTGCACATTTTTAGTTATGCAAACAAACCCAAGCCCTGTGTCTATGAAAGCCAATGATAACTATACAGTCCATGATGTTCATACCCGTGCTTCCATGGATGGTATCTCTTCAGGTACAGGAATAGATAACGATGAAGTAGATGAAGACGATAGCAAGTCTGCCCACGTTGAAGTTCCACCTAAGCTATACGTTCGTCTGTTCAAATACTTGGATAATGTGTTGAACCTTAAAGGTGTAATCTCTTCTGATAGCTTTAGTCTTATTCGCGAGACTACCTTGAAGCGGCAAGACTCAGGTTCTAAGTCTGTATTGAACTTCGTGTTGACAGACGGTTTAAGAAAGATCTCCTTCTCCTTGAAGCATGCAGGTGGTCGAGGTAGCTATTTGAATGCTTGGTGGAATCCGAATAAGTTTCTGTCTGGTGGTCAAAACATATTTCCCTCCACCACTACCTGTAACGCTGGCAATACAGCACTTGGTGTGGAATGGACATATCTTCCTCAAGATCTAGTTGAGTATCCATTCAAACTCTTATTGAACTGGTTTGATGAAGTTCTAGAAGGTGGCAACTGGCCTGCTAAGGATTTGCTAGCTACTACTCTAGAAGAACACGGTGTATTTTGGCAGCGTCTTGACTTTACTGTTTATAGTGGAGTTCTCAGCCGTCCCGACTACATACTTGGTGCCATCGAAGTAGCTGCCAAGAGTAAGAACTTTACCAACCTAGTAGGTAGAGCCAGTAACAAGAAGTCCGACGAGATAAGTATGGAGTCTTTGCTGGGGATTTCCTTTACCGATGATGGTGGTAAGAGTCAAGGCTATACGTATGCTAGGCTGAACAAGACCGTCGAATCTCGTGGTAAGGGGAAACGTCCAGTAGCCTACTCAGTGTGCTTCTATCTAAAAGAGAACGAGGTTCGGTCTGTCAGAGAGAAGCCAAACCTCTTGGCTCTTAAGAACAATCCAGGTGTAGTTACAAACAGACTTAGACAGGAGTTTACTTTCTTTGCTTCCAGTATTCTGAAGCTATCTTCGTTTCGAAAAATCTTGTTTGGTGAAGAAGGAAAGGTTCCAGAGGGTCTGAACATACGCAAGTCTAGTGCCTTGGCCGTATGCTTTCCTGACGAAGACACCTTTAGGCTAAAAATAAACCAGATGATGGTAACTTCTCTAAGAGATATACACCTGGATTGGATGATTACTCCTAAGAATCCGCACCGGATAGCTGACCGAGTGTTTAAGCAAACTGGTAGTGAGCTACTGAAGTCTGTGTTGGAAGCTTGGACTGAGCTACACTACGCACCCTTGCTTCCACCCCGTAAACTCTTTGAGAGCGGTGTACTTGGTGCTGAACATACGTATAGAGATGTAGTAGAAGCTTACGAATACCTAGCTGAACACTTTGTAGATGTACAGACAATGAACTACTACGCATGCGAGATTCTGTATTTGAATATGATCAAATCCTGTTTGAGTCGAGAGGACTACAAAACTATAGTTGGTATAGATACTGCCATGCTAGCAGGAGACTACACGGATGTTCATATGAGAAAACGTAAGGAATTAATGACTACAGCAGTAGAGAGCTTCAAAGGCTTCCGTACAGAGGTGAAAGCCAGCGTCGGTCACGTTCCACTTCAATCACAGTTGATAGCTTAACATGACCTTCGATTCCGTTTCTCAACAAGAAGCTCCCAACTATGGTCTACCCATCCTAGGCAAGGTAGTAGACAACAACGACCCCTTGAAGCAGCAGAGAGTTCGTGTATCCATTCCAGGTCTGTTGGAGGGTGAAGTTGCTGACCTGCCTTGGGTGGCTCCAAAGATCAATTCTCCATTTGGAGTAGGTGTAGGCTTTGGCACGGTTGGAGTACCTGCTATTGGTTCGTTCGCGGTAGTGTACTTTCAAGATGAGAGCATCTACTATGGACTGCTAGACGGTTTCATGCAGACGGCTGAATGCACTATAGATCCAGCCTTCGCCACCAACTACCCTAATCGCTACGGGTTCAAGGATCCCATCGGGAACAAGTTTGTGGTGGACATGACCCCTAGTGCTAAGACTGTTCAGTTCTTCCATGCTTCAGGCAATTTTAGTTTTCAAGTGGACAACGACGGTTCCATAGTCGGCACCACCAGTCAGTCAGCCACCTTAACGGCTAACGGTGGATATACTGTCAACGCGAACACCACCATCAACGGTACTCTGCACGTTACCCAAGCTACCACCATAGATGGTAACACACAGATCAACGCGAACGTTACGGCCACCGGCAACGGAACTATACAAGGCAACATGGGCGTGACAGGTAATACTACCGCAGCTAATGTAACGGCGAGCGCGAACGTAACGGGTCACGAGGTAATTACCAATGGTCAGGCTTTCAGTACCCACCGACATGACTACATTGATAATCCTAGTGGTGCGTTGATAACTGGCGCAGCCCGTCCATAAGCAGAAGGAAGAGAGTAATGAATGGCTGATGATACGCAGTTTTCGCTAGGGTTGTTGAAGAGTCAGGCTGTATATGTTGATGTCAACCCTAAGTTCAACAATCACGACAGTCCGGAACTCTTGTTCAACGTCAAAGCTGTCAACTCAGCACTAGCCAATCTGTTGAGCACGCCTATAGGCACGCTGGGTCCTATCTTCAATCCTAGATATGGATCCTTGCTGTATGATCTTATACAAGAACCTCTGGACGAAGAAACGGCTTCTCGTATTCGCGCCTCTCTCATACAAAGTATAGAGACGTGGGAGACTCGCATCAAGCTGAACATGTCCCAGGTTAACGTGGTACCAGATTTGACTATACCAGGCTACCAAATTAGCCTTGGGTACACGATTCTAGGTATCAACCAAACAGGTTTCGGAAACTTCACAGCTAGAAGGTAAGAAGAATGACTACACTGAATCTATCCAACGTACAACCTGACTTCGATGTCATTCTAGCTCAACTGGAAGCCGAGCTTACTACTACAGACGCTTGGCGTGGTCTTGTGGAGACTCAGACTGGTCAGCAGTTGTTGAGAATGCTCTCAGCCATTGGTGCCTTTTCTCAGGCGAAGATCCGTCGTAACTTTCAAGATGCTTTCCCTGAAACCGTAGTATCAGATAGAGCAGCGTATTCTCTGGCGCAGAGTCAGGGCATTCGCCTGCCTCGTAAGCTGCCTGCACAGGTAACCGTAACCCTAACCAGTGCAGGTATAACACAGACGGTGCCTGCGTACTCCGTGTTTCAAGGCGCAGGCACGTTCTTCTTCAACAGAACAGCCATCTTCCTTACCTCCAATGTACCTCAGGTGGTTACCTTGTATCAAGGTATCGTACATACTACGTCTATGCAGGGTTTGGGTCAGGACTACTCGTTGTTCGTGTCTGAAGAGAAGAACTTCACGGTATCTGACCAGGATGTACACGTACTCGTGAATACAACAGAGCTAACAAGAGCTACAGACGGCATGTGGACCTTGGTAGGCGTTGCCGGGTTTGTGGATCGTACTCACCCAGACGGTGCACTGCTGATAGAGTTTGGTAACGCCGACTATGGTAAGGTACCTGGAGTAAACGAGACAGTGACCATCACCTATTGCACTACAGCAGGGTCGTCTGGTAACAGTCTGAACACTGTCAACAAGGTGGTACACGCTACTGGATTGACGGGTGTAACAGGTACGATTACGTCTCAGGCTACAGGAGGCTCAGATGAAAAGTCCCCACTTTTATTCAAGAATATAGCAGCACCGACGTTTGGTGCCTTTGGATCAGCGGTGACTAGACCTCAGTATCTGACGACAGCTTCCAACTACTCGGGTATTGTGGACGTGATTACATTCTCTCAGAGAGAAGTAAATCCGTATTCATTGGAGTGGATGAATCTTATCAAGATAGTTCCGCTGACTTCGTCTGTGTGGTCCACTGGACAAAAGAACGACTATCTGTCCTACATGCAAGACCATGGTATGTTTGCTCCCAGGTTCTTTTGGGAAGACCCTACGCCGGTGCCTATCAACGTGACAGTAAACATCTACTGCTACAACTGGTCGAACAGCACCACTGTCAAGGCTAACGTACAGACAGCTATACAAACATTCCTGGCACCGAAGGCGGGTATTCTGAACTTCGACGTGTACATGTCGGACTTGATTAGTGTTGTGCAAGCAGCAGATCCGGGCGTAGAGTATTGTCAACTGATAAACCCTACGTCGGATACCATACTGAGTGGCAAGCCTGCGGATGCCCCTGTGTTGCTGAGCCCTGTGGGTCCTGGGTCGTTGGTGGCAGGGGTATACTACTACGCAATCTCGTTCACCACAGCCGCAGGTGTAATCACAACGAAGAACTTCGCTAACATTACTACCACGTCAACAGCGGGTATACAGGTTAGCTGGACTGCGATACCAGACGCTACCGGATACAAGGTGTACGGGCGTAACGCTGCTGGTATTGGTCTACTTGCTACCTTAGGTTCGGGTGTTACTACTTGGAATGACGACGGCAGCGTTGCCATTGGTGCAGCACCTCCTACACAGAATACCGTACCCGTTCGTTACCCACAGCTTGGTACCTTGACAGTTGTAGATCATTACTCCACACGAGCTTTACGCAATTGACAGATGAATCCTCTACAAGAGATGAAAGTTAACACATGACAATCGATACTACGTATCTAGACGCCGACAGCGACAACCCTCGGTTTGCTAGACCGGCTCTACTCCAGACTACTCAGTTCTGCAACGACCTATCCTCCCCCGCAGCAGGTAAGGGGGCTGATCTTTCTGGCTTGGAAAATGGTGCAGCTCACGGCGGCCGCACCATCGGAGCGGCGCTATCCGGCACGGTGTGGCTCAATGCATGGAGTGGGGTTGACCCTACTGGCGTTTCGGACAGTGCAGCAGCTATAAACGTAGCTCTTGCTACCGGGAGAGATGTAGTTGGTTTTGGTATTTTCAAGACAACCTCTGTGCTAGCATTTTCCAGCACTCAAGGGCAGCGGTTAACTATTCGCGGCGAGCTACGTCCGACATTTCGTGGTGATACTATCCGTATTCTCGCATTTGAGCAAATGGCTGATGTGGCTATTAATGGGGCAGACCAGCCTGGAACGGGTGCGGCTGGAGCTGCGTTTGTAATTGGCTTTGGCGGCTCGAATGCTCAGCAATCATCTGTGGCCCGGTCCCGGGTGATAAATTACACAGGTCACGCCGTACTGTGGGAAAACGGTGCGATGGTCGATTTCACTGGGTTCCACGCCCAGTCTATTACCGGCGACGGCATTAGATGCACTGGCACGTATGATGACAACAATCACGGACATTTCGTGGATACTCACATCATAGGAGCCTCAGGGGTTGGTTACAACATCCTGCCGGCTGATTCAAATGTTTTCTATAACGCTAATGCAAGCCGCAGCCATCAATTCTTGAATGCGAAGGCTTTTGGCTGCGGTAAGAATTTCTTTATCGGATCTACCGGTAATGTGGGGACTGTATTCTCCGAACTTGGTACAAACCCTGACGAGTTTGGGACGCTGAGTGCCGGGAATGACAT